ACAACGATAGATGTTCTTGATGTCATTCTTCGTAGAACTGAAAACAGTGAAACGACTGACATTCAGATGAATCAGATCAGTAGGTCTGCATATTGGAATATCCCAAATAAAGACACTGAAGCAAGACCAAGCCAGTGGTTTTTAGATAAGCAGATAACTCCGAGGCTATACATATGGCCAGCTGCAGAAAACAGCACGGACCAAGTAATTATAAATAGATTAGTTAGGATTGAAGACGCAGACGCTGGAGTTAATACAGCTGATGTGCCATTTAGATTCTTTCCTTGTTTAAGTGCAGGTCTGGCTTACTACATAGCTTTGAAGAGAGCTCCTGACAGAGTTCAGCTTTTAAAAACTTTGTATGAAGAGGAGTTTGCTCGAGCCGCTGACCAGGATGAAAGCAGAGCATCTTTGATGATTGCTCCTAATCT